GGGCTATTGCAGTACACCGGAACGGCTATTCAGCAAATTACAGGTGCGTCGCAGCTTGAGAACATGCCGAGCAACGTCGCTACCGATACCGTTGATAGCATCTTTAACCGGATGGACACGCAGTCCTATATCTACATGGACAACATGGCTAAATCCATGCGCCGTGCTGGCGTCGTGTGGCTTTCTATGGCTCGTGAAGTCTATGGCAGCGATACGCCAATGCGCATCGTTAATGAGGATGGCAGCGATGACGTGGCGCTGATGAATGGTGAAGTGGTTGACCGTCAGACAGGGAAGGTTATCGCGCTTAACGACCTTTCGCAGGGTAACTATGAAGTGACTGTCGATGTCGGTCAGTCGTTCGCTACTCGCCGTGATGCAACGGTTAAGTCGTTGCTTTCCATGCTGTCACTTATCCCGCCAGGAACGCCGAAGCATGACCTTGTATCGTCGATGATTCTCGACAATATGGACGGCGAAGGGATGGGCGACCTTAAAGAATACAACCGCAATCAGTTGCTTCTGTCTGGCGTTATTAAGCCGAGAACACCAGAAGAACAGCAAATGGTTGAGCAGGCGAAACAACAACAGGCCAGTCAGCCAGATCCGGCTATGGTTGCTGCGCAAGGTCAGCTTCTTGCTGGTCAGGCTGAATTGCAGAAAGCGCAGAACGAACAGGCAGCCATTCAGGTTAAAGCATTCCAGGCACAGACTGATGCTCAGGTTGCAGCGGCAAACGTTGTGAAAATCCTCGCATCTGCCGATAGCCAGCAGAAATCTGATATCCGCGAGGCTCTGAAACTGCTCGGACAGTTCCAGCAACAGCAAGGAGACAATGCCCGTGCTGATGCAGAGCTTGTCCTGAAAAGTCAGGCACAGGGTCATGCGCAGCGCATGGACATCAGCAGCATCCTGCAAAAATCAACTCAGCAACAACCACAGCAGTAATTAACCCATAACGTGCAATGGCTGTCTTTATGAGGCCTGGCACCCTATTGCCTTCCGATGGGCTGAACATCGAGTAAACAGGGGTAACAAATGGACCAGATGGCAGAAAACACACCAGAAGTTGAAATCGAAACCGATGCGTCAGAGCAGATTCCTGATGATGTCGAACTGGCTGAAGAAGTCGAAACAGAAGATGGCAGTGAGTCCTCCGGCAATGATGCAGAGGAAGCTACTGAAACTGATGGCGACGAATCAGAACAGGAATTCTACTTTGGTGACGAAAAGCTGGATTCGCCAACCAGCGAAGATGGCGCAGAGCATGGACTGGTAAAACACCTGCGCAAGACGATTAAAGAGAAAGACCGCGAGCTGAAAGAGCTGATGCGTCAGTCTCAGAAACCCGTCGAGCAGCAGCCGGTAATAACTCAACCACCGCGAATGCCAAAACTGGATGATGAGGACATCGGTTTCGATGAAGAAATCTACCAGCAACGCATGGCTAAGTGGGCAGAGGATAACGGCAAGTACCAGCAACAGGAGATGGCTCGCAAGCAGAAGGAGCAGGAGCTTCAGGCTGCCTATCAAGAGCGATTATCCAAATATCAGCAACGTGTTAAGGCTCTCAAAGTTCCTGGCTATCAGGAAGCAGAACAGGCCGTACTCGAGGAAATCCCCATCGAGACACAAAACGCGATCCTGTTTGAGTCAGAGAAGCCGGAAATCGTTGTTCTGGCGCTCGGTCGCAACGCTGAACTGCGCAAGCAACTGGCAGAAGCTACCAACCCCGTAGCAATTGGTCGTCTGCTGGAACGTATCGAATCGAAGGCCAGAGTCATGCCAAAAGCAAAAACCACGGCAGCCACAACCCCGACAGTTAAGGGGAGCAACGGCGCAGTAATCAACAACCTCGGCAAATTGAAAGCCAAGGCGCTGGAAACTGGTGACTGGACGCCGTATTTCGCCGCTAAAAAGGCAAAAAAATAACCTATCGGAGCATTAAACATGGCTAACCAATTAGCAAAAGACCTTGAAATCATGTTCGAAAACTACGTTGAAGGCTTTGAGGCCGCCTGCGTAGTTTCCCGTAACGCTAAAAAATTCCGTCCCGGTGATACAGCAATGCAGCGAGCAGGTGATGTTCTGTATCGTCCGCAGCATTACCACATGAACATTGAGGAAGGCCTAGACCTCAGCGGCAAAACGCCAACAGCACTGGTTCAGCGCCTTGTTCCTTCTGTGTTCAAGGAGCCGAAAAACATTCTGTACACTCTGGATGCGCGTGAAATGCGTGACCCGGAACATAAAACTGAAGCTGGTCGCGCCGCAGGTATGCGCCTTGCTGCACAGATTGACTCTGACCTGATTTCCATGGTCACGCAGCGTGCTACTAACGTGATCACAATGGCTGACTCAACCACTGGTTCACAGGGTCGTGATTTGTGGAACTGTGCGGCAGGTATTGATGCCACCATGACGGCGATTGGTGTACCACAGGGTATCAACCGCCGCTCTTTCTGGAACCCCTTCAACTACAAAGACCTTGCTGGCGAGCTTGGTCACCGTGCCTATGCTCAGGGCGCAACCCTGACAGCATACGAAAAAGCGCAGATCCCTCCGGTTGCGTCCTTCGATAGCTACAAGACCGATATTTCTGGTCGTGTTCCGAAGGGTACAGCAACTTCCATTACGCTGGCAGCAGCACCTGCGCACAAGGTTGAAGCGAAAGATGCTAACGAAATGCCAGTGGATAACCGACAGGGGACCATTACGGTATCTGCTGAAGGTTTGCAGGTTGGCGATGCGTTTACCATCGCAGGGGTGAATTCCGTACACCAGATCACCAAAGATACCACCGGGCAGCCGCAGGTATTCCGCGTTCTGGCAGTTAGCGGAACGACAGTAACTATCTCCCCGAAAATTCTGCCGCCTGACAACGCGGATGTCGCCAGCCGTCCATATGCAAACGTTGATGCTAATGCGGCAAGTAGCGCAGCAATCACCATTCTCAACAAAAATGCCGCACCGGCTAACCTGTTCTGGGCTGATGGTTCTGTTGAACTGATGTACGGCAAACTGGCGTTCCCGACTGGTCAGGGTCCACAGGTAATGACAGCAACCACCGAGCAGGGCGCTACACTGATCATGTCTTACGCCTTCGACCACATCAAAGGCGTAACCACTGCGCGTTTCACCACTCTGTACGGTTGCTCTGTACTGGTTCCTGAATATACGGGCATCGTTATTGCCGGGCAGTAATTTAGGTGGGGCTTCGGCCCCATTTTTATTGGGAGAAGACAATGGCACGAACAATGCTCTATAAGCCGGGCAACATGATCACCTGTGGTCAGTTTGCTGTCGATTACATCATTGTTGATGACGAAGAAGTTAAATCTCACCTGAAAAAAGGCTGGGTAAAAACTCCTGAAGAAACCGCAACGAAGCAAAAAGTGGCTAAGGCGGAAGAAGATGGCGAAAACGAAGGGTGATCTCGTTCTTAAGGCTTTACGAAAAGCCGGGCTGTATTCCAATGCCACGTTGACAGATGCTGACCCTCAGGCAATTGAAGATGCCATTAATGACCTCGAAGACATGATGGCAGCATGGCAGGCAAAAGGTATCGAGCTTGGGTATCAGTTTGCTGATACAGAAAACGGCATCATGCCGTTACCTGACGATGATTCAGGTATCCCTGCATGGGCAAATGATGGCGTCGCTTTGAAACTCGCTGTGCAAGTGTGCATGGATAACGTCATTCAGCCGTCAGACGCTCTCCTTACCGCTGCTGACAGTGCATATCAGACAATCTGTATCGCTTTAACCAAAATACCACCACTTGAGCGGAGAAATGACATGCCTCGCGGTAGTGGTAACAAAAGCGCGTTTACGTGGAATCGGTTTTACATCGAGAAAGATGATCCGAGTACGTGAGGTGAATAAATGCCGATTCAGCAACTTCCGCTTATGAAAGGTGTCGGCAAAGACTTTCGAAACGCCGACTATATCGACTATCTGCCAGTGAATATGTTGGCAACCCCCAAAGAAATCCTGAACAGCAGCGGATATCTTCGCTCATTCCCGGGCATTGCCAAACGCTCTGATGTGAACGGTGTATCGCGCGGCGTCGAGTACAACATGGCGCAGAATGCTGTTTATCGTGTCTGTGGCGGCAAGCTCTACAAAGGCGAAAGCGAAGTCGGTGACGTCGCCGGAAGTGGTCGCGTATCAATGGCCCATGATCGGACATCACAGGCGGTAGGTGTTAACGGGAAACTGGTCGAGTATCGCTATGATGGCACGGTTAAAACAGTCTCAAACTGGCCAACAGACAGCGGATTCACGCAGTATGAATTAGGTTCGGTCCGTGACATTACGCGCTTACGTGGGCGTTATGCGTGGTCAAAAGACGGAACTGATTCATGGTTTATCACTGACCTTGAAGACGAATCGCATCCTGACCGCTACAGCGCACAATATCGCGCAGAATCGCAGCCGGACGGAATCATCGGTATCGGCACATGGCGAGACTTCATAGTCTGCTTTGGTTCATCAACGATTGAATATTTCTCCCTGACTGGTGCAACCACAGTTGGTGCCGCTTTGTATGTCGCACAACCATCACTGATGGTGCAAAAAGGCATTGCCGGAACTTACTGCAAAACGCCGTTTGCTGACTCGTATGCGTTCATCAGCAATCCGGCAACAGGTGCGCCGTCTGTATACATCATCGGCTCCGGTCAGGTATCACCAATCGCCAGCGCGAGCATTGAGAAAATCCTCCGCTCCTACACTGCTGATGAACTGGCTGATGGCGTGATGGAATCGCTGAGATTTGATGCGCATGAACTGCTGATTATCCATCTTACGCGCCACGTCCTCGTGTACGACGCATCTTCAAGCGCCAATGGTCCGCAATGGTGTGTACTGAAAACAGGCCTGTATGACGATGTGTACCGCGCTATCGACTTCATTTACGAAGGCAATCAGATAACGTGCGGCGATAAGCTGGAATCCATGACAGGGAAATTGCAATTCGACATCAGCAGCCAGTACGACAAGCAACAGGAACATCTGCTGTTTACTCCTCTGTTCAAAGCGGATAACGCCAGAGTGTTCGACCTTGAAGTTGAATCGTCAACTGGAGTTGCGCAGTACGCTGACCGCCTTTTTCTCTCTGCAACCACTGACGGCATCAATTACGGGCGTGAGCAGATGATTGAGCAGAATGAACCGTTCGTTTACGACAAACGCGTTTTGTGGAAGCGTGTCGGGCGAATAAGGAAAAATGTCGGCTTCAAATTGCGCGTTATCACTAAGTCACCTGTCACTCTCTCAGGCTGCCAGATAAGGATTGAGTAATGGCGGATTCGAATCTCAATGTGCCGGTAATCATTCAGGCTACACGGCTCGACACATCAGTCCTTCCACGCAATATCTTCTCGCAGTCGTATCTGCTTTACGTTATCGCACAGGGCACTGATGTTGGTAACGTGGCTAACAAGGCCAACGAGGCCGGACAGGGCGCTTACGATGCTCAGGTGAAAAACGATGAACAGGATGTCGAACTGGCTGACCACGATGCAAGAATCACCGCAAACACAAAAGCGATAAATCTCCTTGAGGTCAGGTTAACAACCGCCGAAGGGAAGATAGTCGTACTGCGTAGCGATGTTGATTACTTGCTGGATGAGGTTATCGATATTCAGGCGCATCTGGTCACTGTTGACCAAAGACTGGATGGCGTAGAAAGCGATGTATCTGACATTAAGAGTGATTACGTATCGAAAACCGTAACCGAATCGCAGTCTCTTGCGTCACCGCTGGATGTAAAAACATCATATTCAGTTGATGGAATTCAGGTTGTTGGAGCAAGAAATACCGGATGGACTGCAGCCACAGGTACACCTCTTCTTGGCTCATTCAACGCTAACCAGTCATACACGGTCGGCACTACGTACACACAATCCGAAGTCGCGGCTCTCGCTACAGGTTTGCAGCAGGCGCGGCAGCGTATTCTGGCGCTTGAAACAGCACTTAGATTACATGGGCTGATTGACTGATGATTACATTCAAACCAACGCGAAACATCGACCTGATCGAAGCAGTCGGAAATCACCCTGACATTATTGCCGGGAGCAACAACGGTGATGGATACGACTACAAACCTGAATGCCGTTACTTTGAGGTGAACGTGCACGGGCAGTTCGGCGGCATTGTTTACTATCAGGAGATTCAGCCGCTGACATTCGATTGCCACGCCATGTACCTGCCAGAGATTCGCGGCTTCAGCAAGGAAATCGGTCTGGCGTTCTGGCGATACATTCTGACTAACACCACCGTTCAGTGCGTCACATCGTTCGCTGCACGTAAATTCCGCCACGGTCAGATGTACTGCGCAATGATTGGCCTTAAGCGTGTAGGAACCATCAAGAAATACTTCAAAGGCGTGGATGACGTGACGTTTTACAGCGCAACACGCGAAGAACTAATCGACTTCCTGAATCACGGGAGATAGCCATGTTATATGCATTTAAGCTGGGCAGAAAACTGCGCGGCGAGGAACCTTATTGCCCTGAAAAAGGCGGGAAAGGTGGCAGTTCTGATAAAAGCGCAAAGTATGCAGCAGAAGCTCAGAAGTATGCCGCAGACCTGCAAAATCAGCAGTGGCAGACGATCATGAAAAACCTTGCTCCGTTCACGCCACTCGCTCAGCAGTACGTATCACAATTGCAGAATCTTTCCTCTCTTCAGGGACAAGGTCAGGCACTTAACCAGTATTACAACTCTCAGCAGTACAAAGATCTTGCTGGTCAGGCTCGCTATCAGAGTCTGGCTGCAGCGGAAGCAACAGGTGGATTGGGTTCCACTGCAACCGGTAATCAGTTAGCAACAATCGCACCAACGCTTGGTCAGCAGTGGCTGTCTGGTCAGATGAACAACTACCAGAATCTGGCAAATATTGGTCTTGGCGCACTGCAAGGTCAGGCAAACGCCGGGCAGACATATGCCAACAACATGAGTCAGATTTCGCAGCAAAGTGCGGCTCTTGCCGCTGCTAATGCCAATAAACCATCAGGTCTTCAGACAGCAATTAGCGGCGGAGCTTCAGGGGCTATGACTGGCGCTGCTCTTGGCTCTATTGTTCCCGGACTTGGCACTGGATTAGGTGCGGCAATTGGCGGCGGACTTGGCCTGCTTGGATCGTTGTTTTAAGGGGTAATCATGGCTACTTGGCAAGGAACAAATGGCGGATTGTTGGCTGGTATCGGTGGTGTCAACTCAAACGCTCCGAGCGTAAATGACATCGGCAATACGCTTCAGCTTATCAGACAGAACAATGATATTGAGCGTTCAGGCGCTAACAATGTTGGGCTGACTGCTTTGCAAGGTCTTTCAGGTATTGCGGGGGTGTTTCAGCAGGAAAAGCAGGCTCAGCGGCAGAAAGAATTTCAGCAGGCATACGCTAATGCTTATGCGTCTGGTGATCGCGGTGCTTTGCGTCAGTTGGCTACTCAATATCCAGACCAGATTGAATCCGTTCGTAAAGGCATGGGATTCATTGACGAAGACCAGCGCAATTCTATCGGCACCTTAGCGGCTGGCGCACGCCTTGCGGCCTCGTCTCCAGAAGCAATGCAATCATGGCTGCAAAACAACGCCAAGGAACTGGCGCGCGTCGGTGTTGACCCTAATAACGTTGCTCAGATGTATCAGCAGAATCCTTCAGGATTTGGTGAGTTTGTTGATCACCTTGGGATGGCTGCGCTTGGTCCGATTGATTACTTCAATGTTCAGGACAAGATGGCTGGTCGTGAGATTGACCGAGGCAGACTGGCAGAGACAATCCGCAGCAATCAGGCTGGAGAAGCACTTCAGGCGAGAGGGCAAAACCTTTCCTATCAGTCAGCAATGACTGGGCACAATATCGCAGCACAACGCTTGGCTCTGGATCAGCAAGAGTTCGGGTTTAAGATGCAGCAAGCGCAGGAAAAGGCTCAGCAGTTGATTAGCGAAGCACCTAAGCTGTCAGTAAACATGGAAAAAGGCATCGAGACGGCTGTAAACAATGCTACAGCATCATCAAACTCAGCCAATTCTATGAGTGCGCTTGCTCAACAGTTCAGAGCAGAAAAACCAACGACAGGTTTGTTCGGTAACGCACAGAACATGTTCGCAAAACTTACCGGAAGCGATACAACATTGCGTGATTTGCGCATCCGCCAAAATGCCCTTGTTAACAGTCAGGTTCTTAAATTCCTACCTCCAGGCCCCGCAACGGATAAAGACGTTGAGATCGTTCGGCAGGGTGCACCAACTGACATGGATAACCCTGAGACGGTCGCAAGATGGCTTGATGCGATGGCAAACCTTGAGCGACGAAACGCGCAGTTTAATGAGTTTAAAGCCGAGTGGATGAGCGCGAATGGCAATCCAGGACAATCGCGTAATGGCGGTCAGATATTGGGGTTGGATGTTAAAAAAGGTGAATCATTGGGGAGTGCCGTTAAGCGGTATATGTCAATGAATACTGACGCAGCGCCAGCACAAGATTCGACACCTTCAGGAGAACCACGGAATCAGGTTGGATCATATACCTCAAAATCAGGCATTCAATTTACGGTGGAATGATGAAAGTAACTGCAAACGGTAAGACATTTACCTTCCCTGATGGTACGAGCACGGAAGATATTGGCACCGCCATTGATGAGTATTTTGCTGGTCAGGCTGTTCAGCAACAAACAGTTAATCAGGCCAATAATGAACCAGCACGTGAAGAACCATCATTGATGCAACAAGCTGGCGATTGGCTCACAGGTGGTCAAAGTGCAGGGCAAATTGCAGAGCAGGCTGGTCGTGGTCTGGTAAACATACCATTTGACGTATTGCAGGGTGGCGCAAGTCTGATTAATGCAATCAGCCAGGGGCTTGGTGGCCCCAAGGTTTTGGATGATGTTTATCGCCCTGTCGATCGACCGACAGACCGTTGGGCGCAAGCCGGTGAAACATTTGGTGGGTATCTCCTGCCAATTGGCACAGCGGCAAAAGCTGCTGGAGCGACAGCAAAGCTCGCAGGAGACATCGGTTCCGCAGGAAACATGATTGCAGGTTCTCTTGCTGATGCTGCAAATCAGAAGGGTGATTTTGCACAAAATGCTGCCATTAACGGTGGTATCAATATTGGTGCTCAAGGCGTTCTTTCAGGTGTCGGGCGCGTTATTGCGCCAAGGGTTTCACAGGCTCTTGGTGGTGCAGCACTGAATTCTGCTAATGATGTTTCCAGGATGGCAAAGTCAGGTGCTGGGCGTCAGTCAATTGCCAGTCAGGCCGCTAATGTGTCCGAAGATGTAGCAAAAGCGGCTGAGTCTGCTGGAATTGATATAAACGCATTAACACCAGGAATGCGATCTGGAAGTCGTGGAATTGCACAAGCCGAAGGCGCATTGGCATCAACACCAGGAATTGTTCAGGACGCCCATCAGGCAGCATTTAACGAAATATCATCAAAGTTAAGTCGAAACCTTGATGAATTTGGGGCCGCATCTGGAACGGCATCAGAAAAAAGTGCGGCTATAAAACAAAGGATTCTTCAAAATCTTGAACAGATGAAGGATGCCGAGCGCGCGGCATGGGATGACGTGCGGTCAACAATGCCAAATCAAAAAGCAAGAATGCTAAATGGTAATGCCGTTATTCAGGCAGAGCGATCTGCTGGCATACCGCTTACTCCTGAAATGAAACAGTTTGTTCAGGCAAACAATCAAGGTGGAGTAACATTTGATGGCATGAAAGCATGGAGAGCGAAATTTGCTGATGCGGAGCAAAAATATAAGCGTAGCGGAGAGGCAAATGCGGCAAGGAGAGCAGGGGAAATACGCCGGGCAATTACTGATGATATGCGCACAATGGCGGAAAACGGCGGATTTCTTGATGACTGGCAGAAAGCTAATGATCTGTCTAAAGCGAGGTTATCAGCACAAGAGAGTGCAGAGTCTGTTTTCGGGCGTGATTTGGCAACAGATGCACTGATTACGAATGGAGTAAAATCCCTTCAATCATCGTCAGCTAAAGGTCTTAATGGCCCTGCTGGGTTCCATTCTATGATCCGCGCGCTGCCAGAATCAGAGCGTGTTCCTGCTATATCATCAATGTTGCAAGACGCTATCTCGCATGGTGTACGTGGTGGCAAAGCTGATGCAGCAGGAATTAACCATATCGCAGGGATACTTACCCCACAAAATGTAAAAGCCATTAGCAGATATTCCTCAGAACTCGGAAGAATTGCTGATGCATATGGCACTCTTGCAAGAGCAGCAGTGAAACCTCAGCAGTATATTGAAAGAACAGGGAGAACTGCCAATGTACTACGCGATCTGGATGCTGGTTTATCCAACGTCACATCAACAGTGTTAAATGCAATTGCCAACTCAACATCAGGTGCCATTGTTGGTGGCGCTGGAGGGGGTATTGCAGGCGCTGCCGCGGGTGCTTTAGTTGGCGCTGGGTTAAAAGGCGCTGTATCTAAAATTGCCACCACACGTAGTGGCCGATATGCGATAGAGAAAGCTGTTCAGGAAGCCACCAAAGCAGTAAGAGCAGGCGGAAGTAAAGAAGCATTAGCGGCTGCGGAACGCAGATTTATGGCAAATAAGGCCGCCGTAAAAGCAATACGCGAGGCACTAGGAAACGAAGAGTTCCAGCGTTTAGCAAGAGCTGGAATTGTGGCATCGCTAAGCGGAATGGCACAGGAGTAATTAGTCATCCATGGATGGATTGAGCTTATCTCGTGTTGATGTGGCAATTTTCCCAACATTTTTCAACCAAGATTTTAAGAAGGATATGTCGTCCTTAATATCATGAATATCCTCATTCTTTATACGATCAACCTTATCCTCTAAGCTCTCTATAGAACGCTCAATGCTAGACAGAGAGATTTTTAAGTCCCCTTGCTCACGTTCCAGTGAGGATTTGAGAGCACAATATTCGTTTTCTAGAATTCCTATTTTTTTTGTTAGAGAGTGCATTCGATACTCATACACCAAACCAGAAACGACTAATGCAGCCAACAGAAACCATTCAAGCACACCAACCTCCTTAGTTTTGAGCAGGATACCAGATGATAATGTGTAGTTGGAGTAGCGCGGTTGTAATGCAAGCATTTTGTTTTAGTTTTATGCTTGCTTGTATGTGTGTACAGTGTATATAATGCAAGCATACATCACAACAAAGGTGCTTGCATTATGACTGAAAAGAAAAGTGGCGAAGGGAAAGCTAAGGGCGGGATCGCTCGCGCAAAGTCGCTGACTAAAGAGCAGCGTTCTGAAATAGCAAAGAAAGCAGCTGCTGCAAGATGGAAAAGTAAGATTCTCAGGGCAACTCATCGTGGTAACTTTTTAGATGATTTTGGCATTGATGCTGAATGTTATGTACTGGATGACGAGTCGAAAACTGTCGTTGTTACGAAAACTGGATTATCTCAGTTGCTAGGGATTGGTGAACATGCCAGGGATTTAGATCAACTGCTTGGCGCTCAGTATATGAGCAAATACCGAGATCTAGAATTGCAGCGAAAAATGGAAAATCCCTATAAATTTCAACTTACTTCGAAGTCTAAAACCGTTCATCAAGCGTTAGGTTATGACATTACAGCAATTGTTGATATTGGTAGGGCACTAATAGAAGCCAAAGATAATGACGATCTACCACAATCACGGTTAAAGGCAGCCGCCGCAGCACAGAGACTTATTAATGCCTCCGCTAAGGCGGGAATTAAGGGGGTTGCGTATGCGCTTGCTGGTTATCGTCCAGAAGTTCAGGCTGTCATTGACGAGTTCAAAGCGTTTGTTCGTGAAGAGGCTCGTCAATATGAAAAGGAATTTCCAGATGAGCTATACGAGGAGTGGTATCGACTGTACGGCCTGAATAGGCCAGAGAAAGGACGGCCTATTCGTTTTGGGCAGCTAACCAACATGCAGATATACACCCCGCTAGCAAAGAGTAAAGGTAAAATCCTTGAACAGATTCGAGCCAGCCGAGACGAGAACGGAAAACAATCTGATAAGTTGCATCTGTTCCTTTCTGAAATTGGTGTCAAGGCTTTGCGTCAGCATATCGGTAAGCTTCTTGGTGTCGCAGCGATGAGTGAGACAAGAGAAGAATACGAAAAAGGAATAGAAAAGGTTTTCGGAAGAATGAAACCAGAAATCTAATTATGAAACCCACCGTCAGGTGGGTTTTTTGTTGGAGATAAAATGGTTAACCAAATCGATCCTTAAAGCGCCTATCGCTGTTGCGTCTCTCCATTTTACTGTTGCAGTACGGACAAAGATGCTGTTTCTTTCCATCGATAGTCCATGTGAAGTACTTTTTCTTAAATCCAGCACCACAGATATCGCAACTTCTTGGTTTAAACATACTGGCTATGAAGATAAGAACAACAAATCCTATGATCCATTCCATATCATGTACCTGTTTTAACTTTATTTTTTGATTTTTAGGGATTAATCAGAAACTTTATCTTGCGATTAAGCAAAGCTACTAGCTAACAAAAGAGTGCGTATACAATCAATCGTTTCACATCAACCTCAACAAGGAGAAATCATGACCATAGAAGAACGCCTGAACAACATTGAGTTGAACCAAACCCTGCTTGACCAGCGACTTTCAGATCTTGAGCTTAAAGATCTTGATGCGCAAATATCAGAAGCAGAAGCCAAGCTCTCCAGCTTAAACCACCGCAAGAAGCAAATCCGCAACAGAATTACTCAGGGACGCGGAAGCTGTTGAGGTGGGATGCTAGGTCTCTATCGTTAAAATCAAGGCTGCTAATCATTTCATTGTAAATGGCGTTTTTATCTTCCATTGGCAGTCTTGAGTAAACCAGACACAGAGCATATTTCAGGGAGTTTAGCTCTTTCTCTAGCTCTTCCTTGCTTGACGTTGTTGACTTAATAAACTGTTTTTTATTCATTTTGCATCCTTACCATACATGGTCTTTAGCGTCTCAACATCGTGTTCAAGATCTATCAATCGTGATGCTATAGTTGCAAGGTCTAGTGCTTGAATGTGTTTATTTTTTTCGGTCCACGCTTCAAGTGCCGCGACCATCTCAGCATTTAATGAACGAGAATTAGCCTCAGCCAGTTCAATAAGACGTTCCTTTATCTCTACAGGAAGCCTCAGATTCACTTGAGGGTTTTTGTACTTACGATCAGACATCGGCGCATCCTGAATAATTTTTTACCACAGGATATGTAGGTATCTATTGACTATCAATGCGTACCTAAATGCTATGTATGCGTACCACGTACAACGGAGGATGCAATGAAGGTAAAAACACTGCGTATGCCAGAGAAGCTAGAAAAAATTCTTGAAGAAAAAGCAAAGGAAGAGTGTCGCTCATTCAGCGCAGAAGTAATTAAACGGGTGCTGGACAGCCTGAGGAGAGAGGGGATAACGGTGTGATTCGCTTGGATGCGGCAAAGAAATCAAAACAGTGAAGCCCCAACTGCGGGAACAGTCAGGGCTTCGGTATCGTAAAACCACGCATAGGAATTAACGACATGAAAAGTATAGCAACAGCAGTATCTACTATCAATGTACCATTCCACGGCGCAGAGCTTTATGTTGTCAATCACAACGGCGAACCGTATACCCCAATGAAACCTATCGTTGAGGGAATGGGGCTAGACTGGAAATCTCAACATAAGAAGATTTCTCAACGCTTCTCGAAGGGTATGGTGGAAATCACCATACCTTCTGCCGGTGGGGTGCAAGCCATGATTTGTATGGCTTTACGAAAATTGGCAGCTTGGTTGAACAGCATCAGTCCTAACAAAGTCCGCCCTGAAATCCGCGACAAGGAAATCCAGTATCAGGAAGAGTGTGACGATGTGCTCTACGAGTACTGGACTAAAGGCCATGTAGTTAACCCACGCAAAGCTAAAAAGGCGTTGCCGGGTAAAATCACCACTGAACAGCAGGAAGCCATTAAACAACTCGTCATGAGTCGCGGTCAGTCTCTGCCAAAAGAAAAACAGGCTAAGGCGATGATCACCATGTGGTCGTCACTGAAATCTCATTTTGGGTGTTCATACAAAGAAATCAGCGATGAGCAGTTTACCGAAGCTCTGTCACTTGCAGCTCGCGTTCCGCTTGAAGGCGAGTTAATCGGCAAACAAGAGAAGAAAGCAAACGAGCTTTCTGCAAAAGAAGCAAACAGCCTTGTATGGTTATGGGATTATGCCAACCGCTCACAGGCATTATTCCGCGAACTGTATCCGGCGCTAAAACAAATTCAATCGAACTATTCCGGCAGATGTCATGACTGCGGTTATGAGTTCTCCCGTATTATCGATATGGCGAGAGATGTTTTAATCAACCATACACGAGATGTTGATATTAATGAGCCAGACGGACCAACGAATCTTTCCGCATGGATGAGACTTAAGAATAAAGAATTACCTCCTTCAGTACATAACTACTGACAGATAACCAACGCAACGACCCAGCTTCGGCTGGGTTTTTTTATGCCCAAAATTCACCGTAGCCACGCTGCGGCGATTCCTTGCATCTGGAGCAAATTAAATGACAGACATTACAGCCAATGTGATTGTATCGATGCCTTCGCAACTCTTCACTATGGCGCGTTCTTTTAAAGCCGTAGCCAATGGCAAAATTTATATCGGTAAAATTGACACTGACCCGGTAAATCCTGAAAACCAGATTCAGGTTTATGTGGAGAACGAAGATGGTTCTCACGTTCCTGTTGCACAGCCAATCATCATTAATGCTGCTGGTTACCCGGTATATAACGGGCAGATTGCCAAATTCGTAACTGAGCAAGGCCATTCTATGGCTGTTTATGATGCGTATGGTGCACAGCAGTTCAAATTCCCAAATGTGCTGAAGTATGATCCGGATCAGTTTGAAGCAAGATTATATGATGATGTTGGTTCTGGAAATTTTCCCAGCAAGATGGGATACATACACAACACTTTGCATGCAACATTGCGCACATTGCAACATAAGCTTGACGATATACTATCTGTTAAAGATTTTGGCGCCGTAGGAGATGGTTTAGATCATCCTCTTAGCGAAAAGTTCAGCACATTAAGTGCTGCTCAGATGGTTTATCCATTTGTTACCGCATTAACACAAACCCAAGATTACGCTGCGATACAAGCTGCGATTAACACTGCTAAATTTATTAACGCAGGCGTGTTTCTGCCATCTGGCCAATACGTGGTAAATACAGAAATTGTGGCGGATTATGCTCTTAGCTTATATGGCGAAGGCAGCGGTGGTTTGCGTGACATAGCCTCTACAGGTCACGAGGAATCGCCTGTTCGTGGGTCTGTAATATTGTCTAAAGTAAACCCCGGAAGAACGTTGTCAATTAATAGCACTACAGTTTTTTCATTCGGTATGACATTGCGCGACTTCGCAATATGGGGTGTGCAAGACTCTTGTGACGTGGGTCTGTATACTAACCATGTAGGTTGGACAGGGATTATGTCCGGTTTAAATATCCAACGCTTCCCAAATCAAGCGTGGGAGGTGGGCTATATTCAAGATACATACGTGAACAACTGCACTTTTTTGCTCAGCGGTTCTCAAGATAAACCTGCAGTGCACTTCCTTAACGACTCTAACTATATCTATTTCAATGGCTGTCATTTTGAGGGTACTCCTTACTTTATTAAAATGACTAATGCGTGGAACATAGCGTTCCATCATTGCCATTTCGAAGTAGCCCGTACAGTAAACGGCTCACTGGATGATAGATTTTTTTACCGAAGCGCACCCATTGACCTTGGTGCAAGCTATAGAATTCAATTTTCAGAAAATACATTCATACCGACCGATGTAGGTTACCTGTCGTCGAAACTAGATGTACCAAGAAACCAGGTTCCGTATTTTATGACGGGTTCTGGAGGTAACAGCATTAGCTTCTCTGGGGATATATTCCTGGCACCAGAAGGTAGTGTAGATGCTATGTATCTGGATTGCACAGCTGTTAGTGTATTGGGGTGTAAATTTATACGAATGTCTCCCAGCCGCGAATGTGTACATATCACCGACGGACATGTAAGTAATTGCGAGATAGGGATTTCAGCCGCCGAGGACCTAACAAAATTGTACGGTATCTATGTCGGCAAAGGCGGTGTTTCAAACTGTACCTTTGGTTTCTATGAGTCTGACTCCGGTGGGAAACGAAATGAAGGCGCGCTATTATTTGGAGAGGGGAAGGCTAACGGTAATTCATACCCTGACGATGACCGTGTGTATATTTTTCTGGATTCACCAACGAAGGTTGATGGTTACGACGGTGGAGATGCAAGATTCATTACCTTAACAGAAAGCACTATTGTAGATTTAACAAAAGTTCATCCATCAACTCATTATAATATAATCGGCTCTTCGGTAGCTATTACTAACATTTATGGTGCTCCACTAGGCAGAGACCTGATTGTACGGGTGTCTAGTGGTGATCATTCTGGTGTTAAGTACGTAGCCGGTTCTGTCGAAACTAATGGAGCTACTGATTGGGCCGCGGTGCCAAGCACAAACGCGATATTCAAATGCATTAAAGGACCGGCTGGTAAAGTGATGTATCAGTTATAAACTAGTGGTGTGTGTTTTAAATAAACCACCTCTAAATGAGGTGGTTTTTGCAAAAGTTATCTTTGAGTTCTCGCAAATCTAAGGCATAGCAACACAAAAGAGAATGCCACTAAAAATACAGAGATATCAACAACATAAGCAATGCCAACAGGAGGCGATAACAGTAGCTGCAAAGATCTAATATAAAAAACAGCCAAAAACGAAGATGTAAATGGAAGCATGCAACCTGAGTTTTTATACTTTGCTTTTGAAATCCTTCCTATTATAAAACCTATAATAGACGTCATAATTAAGCTTCCAATAAATCCAAAAAACACATATCCTGCAAGATCAAAGTGACTTGTTGGACCTCTTGCAATATCATCCCATGGGTACCATTGTTTCCATATCAATCTACCTACATCATTATCAAAATAGTTATATGAGAACACGGTTTTTACAAATCCATTTCCACCTATATATCCAAATAGCTGAATA